TCGTAGAGTTTACTTTGGCATCTTAATCACTAACCATAACAATTTAAAATATAAATATTATGGCGTGTGATTTAACCCAAGGATTTACGGTAGGATGCAACGACTCAGCGGGCGGTATAGCAGAGTTCTACTTTGCTAATATCACTACTGACTTTGCAGTAGCTAAAAACGTAAGCGGCGAGGCTTCAGCAATAACTGGAACTGGCTTAGGATACTACAAATACGAATGTACAAACGCTCAGGGAGCAGCTTCGACTATGAATGATAACCCAACGGTTAACTCTCAGAACGGAACTTCTTACTTTGACCAAACTTGTACTTACGTACTAAATAAAATGGACTCAGCGAAACGCAATGAAATTAAATTGCTTTCAAGAGCTAAACTCTCTGTAATCATTAAAGACAATAACGGTATTTACTGGTTAATGGGAGAGACTAACGGCGTTCGTATGACCGCTGGCGACAACGGAACGGGTACGGCTTTAGGAGATAGAAACGGTTATAGCCTTTCTTTCCAAGGTCAAGAGCCTGAGCCGATGGCAGTAGTGTTAGACGGGGCTTTCCCTTTAGCATAAGAGTAACTAAACTCTAACAATATAGCCCACTACTTAGCGGTGGTGGGCTTTTTTTTTACACAATGGACATAATCACAAAAAACACAACTAACTATATTTATACTAATATCTCTAACGAGGTTGAGTATTCGTATTATACTATGACCATTGAGGCGGCTGAGTACACCGTCAACGTCACTTTAGACGTACCTACGGGAGTAAATAATAGGTACGTAGCTTTTGAGCTTATAGAAGGCTCTCAAGACCTTGCAAACGCTACAATAGAATTGCCTAATAAAGGCGATTACCCTTACAAGATTATAAACGCTGAGACTATCGGCGGCACTACGGGTATTGAAATACACCGAGGAATATTAAGACTAAAACAAGAGCAAGAAATAGTATATTCGTACACAAACGAGGACACCACAGTAATTTATGAATAATCACTCAATCATAACCGAGTTTGCATCGGCTGAAATACCTAAATTCTTAGAGAAAAAGAATCAAAATATAGTTTATTTTGGCGTAGATAATATTTACCCTTTTGAATTAATTGATTTGTACAACGATAGCAGCACCCACAACGCTATAATTAACGGTAAAGTAGGTTATACGGTGGGCAATGGCTTGTATTCTGAGGACTTAGCTACTAAAAAATGGCTATCTTTTGCTAATATAGACGAGGATTGGACTTCATTACTCAAAAGAATCTCTTTAGATTATGAGCTTTTTAATGGCTATGCAATAGAAGTTATTAAAACTGGTGTAGGTAATCAATATCACCACATAGACTTTGCTAATATTCGCGTAGGTTTAGACGGAGGGTTGCAATATTCTGACGAATGGATAACCGATAAAGGGACAAGAAACGGTAAACCTAAAATACAGTACTTAGATAGGTACAACCCTAAAGACCAAGAGCAAAAGAGAGGCGTTATATATCACGTAGATTATAGACCAAACCTTAAATACTACCCTTTACCCGTATACGTTGGCTCACTTGCTGAGATAAAAACAGACGTACAAATAGGCGATTACTGGCTAAACGAGGTTAAGAACGGATTTGTAGGTGGTACTTTAATTCAACATAACAACGGAGTACCTGAGACCCAGGCAGAGGCTAAAGAATTTGAAGAGACTTTCCAAGAGAAGTTTGGTAAAGCTACGGGTACTAAAATAGTACACCTATTCGCTCCTTCTAAAGAGAATGGAAGCGAGATAAGTAACCTTAACGGAAACGACTTGCACGAAAGATATTTAGAGATGAGTAACCGAGTTAAGGAGTCTATCTTTATCGGACACCGCGTAACTAACCCTATTTTATTTGGGGTAAAAGAAGCGGGGCAGTTAGGAGCAAGAAATGAGCTTGACCTGGCTTACGAGATATTTACCAATACGTATATAGCTGAGAGACAAAATACACTTCTTAGAACTATAAAAAAATTAGCCTTTTACGAGATACAAAAAAGCGATATAGAGATTATACCACTTAAACCTATCGACTCCGTAGACCTTACCTCAGACATTATTTTAGCTAACCTTACAAGAGCTGAGATAAGAGACCTAATAAACGACCAGACGGGCTTAGAATTAGCCGAGGAGGTAGCCGCTCCAGTTGCTCCAGTTGCTTTATGTTCTCACTTTGCAGACGATAGCGATATAAGCCACTTATTTGATAACATAGGAGTAAGCGAGGACGATTACGAGGAGATAGAGGCTTTCGATATTCACTTCGACTCAGACGGTAGCCCTATGGAGTTTGCCACTACTGAGCAAGGTATAATACAAAGAGTACTAAAAGCTATTTTAACCAACCCTTTAATACAAGCAAGCGGTATAAGTAGTGCTTTAGAGCTTACGTTCCCTGAGTTAATTACTTCAATAGGAATACTAAAAGACTCAAAGCTAATCGAGATTACTGGCGAGGCTATTAACTTAACGCCTACGGGAAAAAAAGTAGCTGAGGTAATAGATGTACCACAAACAGAGGTAAAATATAAATATACGCTTAGAAGTGACGCTCCAGCTTTAAAAGGTGAGTCCAGAGATTTTTGCCGTAAAATGATGAGCAAAAGAAAGCTATACTCTAAGGCAGAAATAGAGCTTTTAAGAAACGATATGAAGAGCAGCAGCATAACAGACGTAACGGACGTTTGGTTAGCTCGAGGAGGCTGGTATCGTAAGCCTGAGACCGAGACAAGTATTCCTTATTGCCGTCATATTTGGAAGCAAGTAATAGTAAGAAAAAAATGATTTTAATCGTAAGCCCCGCATTCGTAAAGGAGAACACCGTACTACACTACAACGTAGACGATGGATATCTAAAACCTTTAATCGATAGTATTCAAAATACCTTCGTTAGACCTATTTTAGGTAGTGCTTTGTTTGATCAGGTCTTAACTGAGATAAAAACTAACACCGTATCAGCTCTAAACGAGATATTAATAAAAGAATATTTACGAGATGCTTTAAAGTGGGAGGTGTGCCACAAGTACACTCGCATAGGAACTTATAAATTAAGTAACAAGGGAGCGGGTACTCATTCGGGAGACAACTTTAGTGCTTTAAGTCAGCAAGAACTTGTAACCGCTAAAAGCATATTTAAGGATAACGCTGACTTTTACAGACGTAAACTAAAATTATACCTAAAAGCTAACGAGGATAGTTACCCGTTGTATAAAACACCACCAAGCGGAGACGATGTTGTAAGACCCGAGATGGATACTCAATGGCGTTCTCAGTTCATTCTATGAAGAGCCTAACGATAAAAAATATAGAATCAATTATGGAGGGCATAGCCTCCGAGCATCCACAAATAAACACCGTTTTAAAGGGGAATATTTGGGATGTAGATTTAACGAAGGATGTATCGGGTGTATATCTTATTTATGATGTTAGCAATATAGCCCCTAATGGCTTTAACGGTATAGATTACTCGATAGATGTTTTTCTTTGCGACAACGTTACGGAGATTAATACTGCTACTAACGAGGTCAGCGTACAAAATGAGTGTAGCCTAATAGCCTTAGATATGATGAGCATATTTGAGAACTATAATAAAACATCTTGGGCAGATAAAGACCTAAACTTAGTCCTAAATAAGACTTGGTCTATACAACCTTTTACAGAGCGATTTGATAGCCTTTATTCGGGGGCTGCGGTGAATGTGTCTTTAAGTACTTCTTTTGGATATAATAGATGTAGTGTACCGAGAGTTATACCTATAAGCGGGTTATTTTGGGGAACTGCAACAGAAAAGAATTGGGGAGAAGCAACCGCAGAAACTTGGGGTTAAAAATATAAAAATAAAAATATGGCAAATTTAGTAGGTCAAAATATAGGTACAAACTACAAAGGTTTGATTAACTTGGGAACAAGTGTAAACACACCTTTAAGCGCAACATTTAGAGTGTTGACAGATGGGCAAGGTAACATACTCCCAATCGAGGTTGCAACAAGTGGCGTTAATCTTACGGGAACGGCAAAGATTAGCAACGTAGATATTGCAACGGTTACAGACGTAGCAGCAAAGCAAGATACTTTAGTTAGCGGAACAAACATAAAAACCATTAACGGCGGCACACTTTTAGGCAGTGGAGACATTGTGATAAGCGGTGGCAGTGCTGCTTGGGGTGGCATTACGGGTACACTTGCATCTCAAACCGATTTACAAAGTGCTTTAAACGCCAAAGAGAATACAATAACCGCAACCACAAGCGCAGATTATTACAGAGGTGACAAAACATTTGCAACCTTAGATAAGAGTGCGGTAGGTTTGGCAAATGTAGATAATACTTCAGATGCAAATAAGCCAGTTTCTTTAGCTACTCAAACGGCATTAGATGCAAAAGTAGCATCAAACACCGCAATCGTAGCAGCAACTAAAACCAAAGTAACATACGATGCAAAGGGATTAGTTACTGCGGGAGCAGATGCAACAACGGCTGATATTGCAGATAGCTTAAATAAGAGATATGTTACAGATGCTCAAGCAACGGTAATAAGTAACACAAGCGGTACAAATAGTGGAGATAATGCCGTTAATAGCTTGTATAGCGGTTTGCAAACTCAAGTAGATGCAAAGATTGCAAAATCTGATGGAGCAACTTATGACATTAACACTTTAGCTGCGGTAACACAAGCTGAATATGATGCACTAACGCCAAACGCAACTACAATCTACTTTATTATATGAATTTAGGAACAAATACTATTGCAACGGCAAAACTTGGAACAAATCAAGTTCAATCAATTTATATAGGCTCGAATTTAGTTTGGAATAGTATAGACCCCGATGTGCAAGCGTTTTTTGACAGAGTGACTACTGCTGGGGGTACTTTAAGCGCAACAGAGCAAAGTTCAATAGTTCAACTTGTTGCCGATTTAAAAAGCTATTCAATATGGTCTGCAATGAAAGCTATTTATCCAATGGTTGGAGCAAGTGCGGCATCTTGTTCACAAAATTTAAAAAGTAGTTCATTTACGGGTTCATTTACAAGCGGTTGGACTTTTTCATCTGCGGGAATAGTATCAAATGGAACAAGCGCATATTTTAACACTAATTGCAGAGCAGTTGCAAATTTAAACAATTTTGATTTGTCTTGGGCAAGAACTGGCTCATCTGGTTCTTGGAATGGGGCTTTTGATGGGGGAAGGGTTGTCGGTTTTAACGCAAAAAATCAAATTGGATTGCAGAATCTAACTGCAATAACTGGAACAGTTCCTGCAATTTCAAAAATGATGTCTGGGAGCGTAAATTCAAGCGCAGCAAATGACGCTATTTTGTACTTTGATGGAGTTCAGCATAGTGTTTATACGGCTGCTTCGATGTCAAGTGATATAGCATTTACACTTGGAGGTTTAAATAACGCCACATATCCAGCAATAAATACAATTCTTTTTAATGTTGTAAACATAAGCTCTTTGTGTTTAGGCAGTAAATTAAATGGAACACAAATGTCAGATTTGAACACATTAATTAATACCTTTAATACAAGTTTATCAAGATGATAGGATATACACTTACCATAAAGCAAAAAGAAGAGATACAAGGCGTTTATTATACACCTTACGAGTTTTTTAATTGCGTTCAAGATATAAACGATGTATGGTTTTTGTTTTTATCTCAGCAAGACAAAGAAACTATTTTAGGCACAGAATGGGAATGCTTGTTGGATTTACCAAAAGGAGAATACAAACCGCCAATAATTACTTTTCCATATGAAGATATATCTGAGTAGCATATTGACCGCTTTATTTTTATTCTTTGCCCCGATAAAGGGCATAATATTAATGGTGGCTCTTGCTACTATTATAGACACTTGTTTTGGTGTATGGAAAGCTAAGAGTTTAGGAGAGCCTATTACGAGCAAGATGTTCCGTAATGGGCTTATACCTAAGCTTGTGAGTTATATTGCCGTGGTGATGCTTGTATACGCTTCTGACGTCTTTATTATAAACGGCTTAACGATGAGTGTAATTAGCGTACCTTTTATCTCTACGAAGGTAATTTCCTTAGTATTACTCTCTATCGAAGTTAAGAGTATGGATGAGTCTTGGATTAAGGTAAAGGGCTATTCGTTTATCGATAAAATAAAGGCTATTATTGTAAAACTAAAAGACGTAAAAAAAGAACTATAATGGAATGGTCAATAACTTTTTCCGCCCACTATCCGCACGATAGATTTGCTTTAGGGTGGGAGTATATAGCTCCTTCTAAAGAGTACCAATATAATACTATAACTATTTACCTATTTATTATAACCCTAAATATAGATTATGCGACCCATTAATAAAGTTATTATTCATTGTTCAGCTACTCCCGAAGGTAGAGACGTTAAAATAGACACTATACGCCAATGGCATTTAGATAAAGGCTGGAACGATATAGGATACCATTATGTTATAGAGTTGGATGGTCAGATACAAGCGGGTAGACCAGTAGAGCTTTTAGGGGCTCATTGCTTAGGACAAAATAAATTTAGTATTGGAGTTTGTTATGTTGGCGGTATGAATAAATCTATGACTAAGGCAAAGGACACTCGAACCGAAGAGCAAAAAGAGTCTTTGATTAATCTAATTGCTGACATACGCAAAAAATATCCTAACGTTACTATTCACGGACACAACGAGTATGCAGCAAAGGCTTGCCCAAGCTTTGACGTATCTAAAGAGGGTTATTAATGCAAGAAAATGATCTCTTTGAGTGGTTAGAACAAAATATTTACTTTGATTTAGTTAAGGCTAATAATCAGATGAGCCGCTGGGACTGCTATTCACCAGCTACTAAGCATAGAATCGAGCTAAAATGTCGTAAAACTCATTACGACACCCTATTACTCGAAAAAAAGAAGTACGATGCTATGATATTTGAAACGGCTAAACACTCTGATGCTGCTATCTACATCAATTCAACGCCTAAAGGTATCTACCTATTTAATCTCCACGATATAACGCCTTACTGGAAGGTGCAATATATCAGGGCTACAACTGAGTTCGGCAATAGTAACCGCATAGCTAAAGAGGTTATGTACTTAAACGTCTTCGACTCTCGAGTATTAACTACGTTTTAAATCTGCCTGAATTTTTCCGAAAACTTCATTCACTTTGTCACAATATTTGTAAAT